CGCCTGTGGAAGCAGGCGTTGGTTTCGACCCTACACCTCGGCGAAGAACTTGGTGTTGAACCCGTAAGGGATCTTCCACTCGAAATTCAATGCGGTGCACTCAGATCCGCAGTTTTGAGTTGCTTCCCGGACGGTGTGTGTCTTCGCACACGATTGTCAATTAAAACCGTCCAAAAACTCGAAGAGGGTTGTTGCTCTTCTTGTGAGCCTCGTTTCCTAGAACGCTTGGAAACTTGGCGGGAAGCACGATTTCAACCGATAGAGGTCGATCCGCAGCACCTTGAGCGGTTCAAGAAGGCGTTTAAGATCAACGTCGCGGCCGGTTGGAATCGGATGTCGAAAGGTATCCCGTATTTTCCGAACGGGAACGCCTCCCTTCACCACACAAGAAAGAAGGGCGGGAATTGGAATAGAGAGGAGTTTTCAGACGAGTGCCGATTTGATCTCGTTTTCTCCTCCGGGAAACCCCGGATTGTAACTATGTATAGCAGTTACAATAGCTCTATTCTTTACCCGTTGCATGCCTGCATGCAGAGGTACATCGAAAAAAGGAAATGGTGTCTGGTTGGTCCGCCGACACCTGAGCGCATCAAGGAACTTGGTGGTAAGGATTACCTGTCCTTTGACTACGAGTCAGCCACTGATAACATCAAACAGCCGTATGTAGAGGCGGCTGTTGAAGCCTTGATCGAGCGAGCAGACCCCCCACTTTCTACCGAGGAGGTAAAGTGTATGCGGGTGCTGTCTGCATTGAAACTTGAGGGATTTGATGGGCAAGCCACGCGAGGGCAACCCATGGGCAGTTTATTGTCTTTCCCCCTACTTTCGCTCTGTAACAAGACGCTGGTAGACCTCGCACTTGCAGACCGGCTACAGGAAGGACAATTGTCATTTAAAGAGTGGACGAGTCATCCCCTACTGGTAAATGGGGATGATCTCCTTACTATCGAACCCCGACCTCTTTCGGCTGGTGATGAAGGCCTTGCCGCGCGCGTGATTTATCATGGCGACAAGATAGGCCTTACGACCAATAAAGAAAAGACTTTAGCGAGTCCAGAACTAGCCGAGATCAATTCCACATTGTTCCGTCGAGGTAAGGAAGAAAGGAAGGTGAATGTGGCTTCATTGTACATGAAGCCGGAGGTAGAGGACGTACTTGCGTTTGCGCGCGAGTCCACGTTAACACCGGGAGGTTTCCGAAGGGTGGTCCGAGCCAATTGCCAACAGTTGGCAAGACAGGCATATAAGGGTTACTCCCACCTTCCTCCCACACTTCAAGTTGTCTGCCGTCAAGATCGTAAGATCAAAAAGGCGCTTTTAAGTGTTCCGGCCGTTAGACAAACCGAGGCCACGAATCTTTTCCCCATATGCCCTCGTCCAGAGGGATATGATTTGACATCAGAGGAAGAGGTTCAGCACATCCACGAAAGGGTAAATCTGGTACGCCAGCGTGCCGTTGAGATCGCTACAGACAAGCCCGCTCGTCAACGGAGGGCACCGGCTATACCTTCGGGCCGTAGTTGGCGCTCCGTGCGATGTGAAAAGAGACCAGACGCGTGTGAGGATTCAATCCTTTCCATTCTCTCCCACGCCTGGTATAACAAAAGAAAGAGAATGCTGGCGGAAGAAGGTAGTGGGTACTGCCTTACCGCGGGTAGGTTGCCACCGAGTGACCTCCCCAACTATGCCTCGCGCATAGTTGATGCTGCCAGGGCATTTCGGAATGCCAAGATCACTCGCGCGAACATTCAACGGTCGGTGCATTGTGACGCACTCGGGTCGTGGATAGGTGGTGGGGTCCAGCCCCTTTACCTCAATGATGAGGACTCTTACGCTAGCGATCCGTTTGTTAACGGTGTCGATTGGATTTCACTCGGGTGATTACACCTCCGAGCTGCGGGAGCGCAGTAGTCACACA